GAAGCTCGTCCTCAGCCACCGTTCACCGCCTTCGTGAACGCCGCCCGAGCGTCACGGCGAGCCTCCGGCAGCGAACGACCGACCGCTGTCCGCCACGTCCGTTTCCCGGTCGTCCCCGGGTGACGGACCGGACCAGACACCCACCGACCCCCGATGCGCAACTTCGGCCGGCGACCACGCCGGCCCGCCGCCCCGATCTCATGAGGGCGAGCACCGCTATCCACCAGACCCCACGTGCCACGGCTACGACGAGACGGCACCAGCTCCGCCACTGCCTGCACACCGAAGTCACGGACGTCCGCCTCGACCGCCAAGGCGGGACCACGGAAGTTCGACAACCTGAGATTACCACCCGTGTCACGCCGCCCCTGCTGCAACAGCTCCTTACGGGACACCTTCGACGCTGCCGTCACCACCTCGACTGGTGAACGGCGCAGCCCGTCGGCGGCTGCGTTCAGTCGAGCCACAACAGCCACGACGGACCCCTTTCGGATGAGCTCCGCAACCCGCCACCCGGCAGATAGGTGGCGGGTTGCGGAGAGCAGGTCACGGGACGACGCCGGCCACCCAGGCCGCACCATCCCAGTGGTAGTCGTGCGTATTGAACGAGGCGGCCTGACCGGTCGTCCACGCCGTCAACGGGTTGGCGACGTACTTGGCGGTGATGTAGGAGACGTCGTTCGCGCCGCCGGTCACGCCGGGGTCGGCCACCGTGGCGCCGGGAGCGACGCTCTGGCGGGTCCGGGGGATGAGCGGCTGGCCGGCGTGATCGTTGATCACCGGGCGGCCCTTCACCGGGAACGACGTCGAGAACGTCAGGGCCTCACCGGCAGCGCCACCGAAGTCACCGGCGGACACCGAGATGATGCCCTGAGCCTTCGGCTCGTTCGTCCCGTCCAGGAACAGGCAGAAAGCCGCTTCCTTCCCGTCGTTTTTGAACAAGAACTCGCTCAGCGAGTCGGTCAAGCTCCCCCAGTCCTGGAGACCGTCCAGGTTCAGGTTGTACGACGACAGGACCGCCTTGCTGCCCGCCGGGGAGCAGAACGTGGCCGGCGTGTCGGCCGTGTTCGGGCTGGCGGTGATGGCCGCCGACGTCACCTGACATTGGAAGTCGGTGAGCGTGCTGCAATCGACATCGTACGGGTCGCCGGACACCGGAACAGCGCCCAGCTTCACCGAAGCGTTCGTGATAGTGAGAATGCGACTTGCCATGAGAGCTCCTTAGCAGGGGCGGCCGGTGACGGCCAGGGTGGCGGTGTACGAGGGGTGCAGCATCCCGGCGACGTCGGTGACCGTGGCGGTCACGTCCCGCAGGGTTCCAGCGAGGCCTGGCACAGTCATCAGCGTGGTGGCCAACAGGTCGCCCACCACGTCGAGCTCGTGCTGGGCGTCGTCGTCGGCCAACCGGCGGCCGATGGCGATCACAGGTAGGGTCATGGACCACATGCCACGGTTCACGGTCACCTCGGGCCGGCCGACGACGACACACGGCACCCCGCTCACGTCGTCAGGAAACCAGCGGTGAACCGACCACGGCCCATCCGCCAGATGCTCCGCCACGAGCTTTCGGGTCTCGGGGATCATGCGATCCCTGCCCGGCCGTAGTCGATGTGCCGCTCAAGGAGCGCTTCCACGTCAGGGTCACGGCTCACGATGCGGACGGCGCCGAGGTCACTCCAGCCGGCCACCCCTTCAGGAGACTGACGACGCTTGAACAGTCGGGACGCCATCAGCAGGATCGCCTCGGTCACCTCCGGGTGACGTTGCCCCAGACGAGCGTCCGGGATGTCGTAGACACGATCCTCGACCCATGCGGTCGCAGCATCCAGACACGACGCCAACAGGGCGTCGTCCTTTGTGCCGACGGTACCCAACCGGGTCCGCAAGGCGTCGAGATCAGTGATCACGGCGCAACGGCCGGGTCAGGTTCGGGAGCGGGAGCGGCTTTGCGGTTCTTCGGCTTCAGGGTTTCGTCGGGCGGCGGCGCAGGAGCAGGAGCTTCACCGGCCTGCCAAGCGTTCCCGTCCCAGTAAGCGTGGACGCCAGCACCCAGGTTCACGTACTGGCCGGGGTCGAACGCCGGATCGTTTGCAGCAGCACCGTTCGCTGGCTTGCCGGTCCCGGTGTCACCATGCACCGGATCAGCCTTGAGGGCGGCGACGGTAGCGGGCGGGGTATCGGTCCCGAATACGTTGTGCGTCAAGTTGGAAGGGTTGTGACCGCCGTGACGCAAGATGCTCGGCGGGTACGACGCATCCCAGGCGGAAGCCAGGACGGTACGGAAATCGCTCATGCGGAGTGATCCTTCTCATGGTCAGGGTTCCCGGTCCGGCCCGATGTTCAGGGGCACCGAGCCGGACCGGGAACATTCCTACGGTGCGAGGTGGATCGCCCCGTCGGCAACCGGCCGGTACCCGGCGATGGCGGCAGCGACCGCCACCTGACGGCCGAGCACGCTCGGCTCGACCGCCTCGAGCACCGGAAACCGGTAAATGTAAGCCTCGGCCACCATCCCGTTGCCGACCCAGAACGTCGCATCAGTGATCGCCGGGGTGACCACCGGACGCAGACCGGCCGGACCGGCCATTGCAAACGTGCTGGCGTCGGCCTGACCGAGAGCGTTCGCCGCACCCAGGTACGGGAACATCGGACGGCCGGCAGCGTCCACAAGCGACCCGAGCCGCGCCCAACCCTTCGGACCCATCGCAACCCACGACGCCAGCTCACCCGTCGCCTCGTACACGGCGGCCGAAGCGTCAAACACAGCCTTCAGGATCGTGGCAGCGTCAGCGTTGGCGGCCAACGTCACCTTGCCGGTAGACCTCACCATCTCGGCCAGTACCGCCCGGTCGATCGCTCGAGCAAGCCGATTGTTCATCACCCGCAGGATCAGGTCCAGCGAACCCGGCTGCAGCGACAGCAGCTGCTGAGAGATGTTCAGGTACCCGCCGATCGTCGCCAGAGCGATCGGGTCGGCCGTCACGTCGAACTTCTTCGACGGGAGCTCGGCCTTCTCCTTGCCGGCGTTCGCACCCGAACCTTGCGGACCAACACCGGTCGCAGCATCAGGGTCCACGACCCGAGGACGCATGAAATGCAGACCGTTCGGCGCTTCGATCAGACCGACCGCTGTCGCCAGCGGCGAACCGAGCGGGCTCGGGTAGATGATCGGGCCCACCACCGGCTTCACGACGAGACCACCGAGATCACCGGCCGTCGCCATCGTGTTCGCCGCATCGGTACCCATGTGCTCGGCGGCACGACGCAACACCCGCTGATACCGTGCCCGGGCGTCGTCGTCGCTCTGGTGCAGCACGTCGTACAGCAGCTCGCCAGCCGACCGGTACGACGGCCCGTTCCCGCCGATCGCCGGGGCGAGGCTACGGATCTTGTCCTTCGCCGTGTCCGTCATCGCCAGGTCCACGGCGATCGTCTCGATCTGGCGATCCAGTTCGGCCACACGAGCCCGGGCCTTTGTGATCGTCTCGATCTCGGTCTCGGTCAGGTCCCGGGCCTCTTCCTCCGCAGCGATCGCATAGGAGCGGATCAGGTTGACCTTCTGCTCACGCTCAGCAAGGTGCCGAGCCACGAGTGCATCCATGATGCTCGTTCCTCCAAGGTTTCGGGGATGGTGGGTGTGCCGTCCGATTCCCTGGCGGGGTGCCGCTCGTGCGGGGTGCCGCTCACAACCGCAGGCCTTGCGGGTGGGGCGAGGGTGCCGCTTGCTGCGGGGTGCTCGTCGCTCCGGTGGCGCTTCGAACCCGAAGTGTACGCACACCGGACCACGGCGCGCGCGGACTGTGACCTCAGTGAGTGTCCAGCCACCCCTGAAACGCCGCAGCGGTACGAGGACCGTACACGCCGTCCACGGTCACCCTAAGACTCCCTTGCAGCGCTCGTACCGCTGCGGCTGTCTGCGGACCGTACACGCCGTCAGCGACCGTCACATGCCCGATCCCGAGGAACCGCAGCATGTTCTGCAACTGGACGACAACCGGGCCACGATCACCTGTCCGGGACGGCGACGGCACCACGACTCGGTGCGCCGGCTGCGACGTAGACCGATGCACACGAGCCAGGAGCCGGGACACGTCAGCTGGCGTGCCTGTGAACTGGAAGTGCATCGGGTCCTTCCGCTGCCAACGACCACCCCACTCGTAGCCGTGCGCCTCCCACAACGTCACCACCCACGGCGGCATGTCCGTCACGATCGGCCCCGACGTCATCGGGTTCCGATCCCAGTTCACGTCCACAGCCGTCCCCCAAGCGTGATGGCTGTACGCCGTCGTCGAACCTCGGACCAGCCGCACCACGTACGAACCGGTCACCCCACGACGAATCTCGTAGCCACGAGCGACCGTCTCGTCTCCCAACGCTTTCACGAGCGGCGCCAGCAGAGCGTTCGTCACCATGCTCACACCGTTCGCCAACGTCACCCGAGCGATCCCACCCGTCGGGTGACCCGGCCTACCCCACCCGCGCGCGCTCGGAGTCGAAGCGCTCACTCGGGCACGTCAGCCGGTTCGTCGTCACCCGGCTGATCCTCCGGCACGCCTTCGTCACCAGGATCGTCATCGGGGACGTGCTCGATGCCGTCGGGCTCGCTCACTTCAGGGTCTCCAACCATGACCTCACCTCGTCCAAAGCAGGGGAAGCCAGATCGAAGCTTCCCAGATCGACATCATGCGCTCGCACCTCGGCAATCCCGGCACCGGCGTAGATCGGGACCGGCGTCGCCGCACACCCACTCAGATGCACCTGGGTACGCACCACGACCCCATCCACGTTCACCGGCGGAACGACATCCCAGAACTCGACGCTCAGACCACGGTGCGACGTCTGCAACATGTCCTGCACCTTCGGCAAGTCAGGACCGTCGAACAGCCGGAACGTCAGCCACACCCCATCCGCACGCTGCTCCACCCGCTGCCCGTGACCGATGTAGTGACTCAGTCGGTCGTCGTGGTCGAGGTTCAGCTTCACCCACGAACAGTTCCCACGCTTCGCCGTCTTCTGCTCCATGCGAGTGAACGAACCGTGACGGAACGCCTCCCGGTACCGGCGCACCTCACCGTCAACTTTCTCGACCACGTCAGCGACCTCGTCGAACGGGACTGCCCGCCCGACAACGGTACGACCGTCGTCAGCGAAGTCGAACCCGCCCAGGTCGAACGAACGCATCATGGCGGCTGTCACAAGTCACCTCCAGTGAAGTCGGACCAGTCGTACACGACCGGCCTTTCAAACGGTTCGGTGGTCTCCGCACACCTGTCGGCAACGGTCGAACGCACCCACGAAGCGAACCCGTCCGGCACCAGATCATCGTCTCGCCACACCACCTCGGCCAGCACGTCGTCCACCGGATCGGTCATGCCGTCACGCTTGAGGTCAACCGCTCAATGGCGGTCGCGGCCGTGTTCGCCACATCCACATCCCCGAACCGTTCGGCAGCACGGATCTCGTCCACCGTGATCGCCCGCTGCCCCGTCACCGGATCGACGATCCCGAACAGCGTCCCGTAGTACGACGCTCGCTCGTTCGGCCCCGGCCTCACGTACTCGTCATGGTTCAGCTCCATGCGAGTGCCACGAGACAACAGCCACGAAGACCACGCCGCCGTGAGAGCGTTCGCCATCGGTCGCAACGTCGCTCGCCAATGAAAGTCGAACAGGCTCTCGGCGTTCGCATACGTCATCCCACCCGGCTGCGGGAGGCCGACCAGGAACGGCGGCACACCGAACGCTGCGGCGATCCGCTGCTCGTCGAACACCCGCAGGTCTAACAGCGCCATGTCCGTCGGGCTCAACGTCAACGTTTGCAACTCGACACCACCCGACAGGACCGCCGGGGCACCATTACGAGACCGGGCCGCTGTCACCCACGCTGCTTTCAGGTCGGTGGCCTGCTGCTGCTTCAGGTTCGCCGGGTGCTTGAGCACCGCCCACGGGATTCCGCCCCGAGACGCCAGATCGGCCCCGTAACGCTCCAGGCTCGACGCACCGAGCACGTTACGAGCCGTCCACGTCAACGGCCCCACACCCCGCACATGACCCGGCACCATCTGGTATCGCACGTACGACACGTCATCCCGGTCGAGCGTCACCCCACCCACACCGAACCGCAACGCACCATCGACCATCTCCACATCGACCGCATCCGGGTTCAGCACCAAAAACCGGACCGGACGACTCTCGGAGTTACGACCCGTCGCATACAAGATCACCTCGCCACGAAGCTGGTAGCTGTTGACGGCCGCCTTCATGAACTCGGTCCAGTCGGCGTACACCGCCGGCTCAGGGTTCGCCGCCCACGACGGCAACCCGACCGGCAGAGCACCCTTCATCCCGTACGCCGGCATGCTCGCCAACTGGCGGGTGTTCAGATCAACACACGTCATCACCGTCGAAACCTTGCCGGCCAGATCCGGGGAGAACCGCCCGTACCCGTACCCGCTCCACGGTTCCGTCGAACCGTGCCCGAACAGCGGAGTCGCCCACTCGCCCGGCCACCCGTCGAACGGCTGAGCGTGCAACAAGTCCCAGTCACCCATCACGTCACCGGCCCGAGCGATGTTCGGCCCGACCGACCCGGCCGGCGGGTTCGTGTTCGGCAAATCCGACCACGCCGGGTGCTCGGCCTCGGCACGGTCATGACGGCGGTCCGTCACCACGAGGCCGCTACGAGTCACGTACTCCACAGATTGGCAGCGTACTCGTTGTGGACAACATGTGGATGACCATGCGCCGGGGTCACCACACCGAAGGAGTCAGCTCCGCCAGCGCCTTCGCCCGCCACCACGCCATCCGAGCCGCCATCGCCACATCCACCCAACGGTTTTCGCCCTTACGCATCAACGTGATCCCCGCCGGCGTCTCCCGGCTCGTCACATTGGCGAAGTGCTCCGCCATCAACGGATGCCCGTCATGCACAAACACGCCTTCCGTCACCGCCTGCCACAACGAGTTGGCGCTCGACACTTCCGTCAACCGGCCCGTGTCCCACTGCTCGACCGGGTCACCACGATCCACCCGGCCTCGCATCAGATCCGACCGGATGCTCGGCGGATGCACCAGCTCCACCACCTCCCACCGAGCCATCACCGCATCCAACACCTCACCGAGCTCGTCGTCACCGGCCTGCTCAGCCGCATACAGCAAAAACGTCGCCTGGTCATCCAGTGACGCACCCACGATCGCCGTCGTCCGCTTGTACGTCCCGTCCAGCGCCACCACGATCCGGGACCCCGGCCGGGGCGGGTCCTGCTGACGACACGCCGCGAACGCACCGTCCGGGAGCCACCCGGCCTCCTGGACGCTCTGACCCCACTGCCCCAACCGGTACAACCTGAACCTCGCCTCGAGCACCGGACGGGTGTGCACCGGCGCACACCGGATCTTGTCGCACGCTTCCACGAACACCTGCGGGTCCAGAAACCCGGCGTCGATCGCAGGGTTCCCCAGCCGCCACGCCGCCGGGTCGTCGAACTCGCACCCTTCCGGCGCCGCATGCTCCACCCACCGGTACGGCGCACCCGCCTGATGCATCGACCGGACATGGAACAGCGCCGACGTCATGTCAGGACCCGGGGTTCCGAACGTCAACGTCACCGACTCAGCCCGCTTCCCGTGACGATCCTCGATGCTCTGAAGCACGTCCAACGGGACGAACTCCGCCTCGTCGATGAGCGTCAACGTCGGGTTCAGCCCTTGCAGACGCTCGTCGTCGGCCGGCAACGGCCACAGCTCACCACCGTTCCAGCGGCTCTCGATCCCCCGCTCGTTGTTGTTCATCCGCACCTTCAGCCAGCCGTCCGCTCTCGCATCCAACACCGGGCTCATTCGGACCATGTGCCGCATCGGAGTGAACAAGGTCCGGTTCGCCTGCAAGCCGTTGTACGCAATGAGCGGAACCTGCGGACTGTCCGGCGTCGAAGCGACCGCCCACAACCCGATCGCTGCCGCCAACGTGCTCTTGGCGTTCCCGGCCCCGATCTGGAACCCGCCCGAACGAACCCCGTCAGCCAACAGCTCTTCGATCAGGTCCCGTTGGAACTCGGCCAGTCGCAACGGCTCACCCGCACCGTGCCCCGACGGGACCCGCAGGTACGTCTCGATCCAGCGGATGCACAACCCTGCCCGGGACCCCTTCCAAGTCGCCCACTCCGGCCAGTAGTCGCTATCCCACATGGCGCTCACGGCCGAAACGTAACCGATCACCTCGGAAATGACCACGAAACCGCCTTAAGGACCACGGAACGTGACGACAAGGTCACTCTGAGAGAGAGAAATGGCGAGGGGCAGTGGGTCTAGGCCGTGATCGCAAAAAACGAGGGGCGGAGAGACGCTTGAGCGCACTCAGGTTCGGCTGGCGAGCAGTCGTGGGGGTGCCGAGACGATTGTGTGACTCGTTTCTGTATTTCTTGTGTTTATGGCGTGTTTATCCATTCGGTGGATGGGCTGGGGTGCGCCCCCCTAAAGGGGGGGGCGCTCCCTCCC